AGCGTTAGAAACCGTAGTCCCTATAGCTATCAACCCAAGGACGATTAAAGCAATAAGTAATTTCTTCATGGCTTTATCTCCTTATATAGTGCCTGGGTTTTTAGCATAGGATTTCATTAAAAGATAGTTCTTACAAGCTGACAGAGTATCTTTTACGGCAACCTGTCCGAAGATTGCTTTAATCCCAACGCCGTTCTCAAAACCGTAATCATAACTCTGAGAAATTGGAGTCGGTTTCATCCCCCAACCTCTGACTGCTACTTCAGCACCAAAGCCTATCTGCGTAGATACATTTCTTAAAGTAATCAATGCACCTGCGGTATGGGCAGCACCAGTTGTTCCGTTCTGAGCCCTTGTCCCATTAGCTATGGTAAAAGTAGTAACTGTCTTAGCTGTATAAGCTATATCCTCACTATCTATACGAAGTGTCCCTGTTGCTGGGAAGAACTTTGTATAATTAGCTTTGGAATTAGAACCTACAGTAACAGTTGTTTCACCTGTTGAAGCTATACCTGTGTATAGCCTACACTCTGGTCTTAAAGGTGAGCCTTGGATATTATAACCAGATTTTACTGACTTACGGACATATAATATACAACCATTATATACCCCTAAAGCACCTGTAAATATCCTGTTCTCATTACCCCTTATCCCAGATTCTCTCTGAGCCTGTTGCCAAACACTATCACCCTTTAGCCAATACTCGTCAATTTCAGATATGGCGATACCATACATATCAAGTTCTTCGCCATCCTTCATCTTAACGGATACAGGTATAGCACTTTTTCTCTGAAGTGCTAATTTTATCCTGTCAATTTCTTCTGTTCCGAAAGTATCATTATCACCTAATGTAGCTTCGGTAGAAGCATCGCCAGAATAAATAGTATCAGGTGATTCGGTTGTTATAAGCTGAGTGTCCATACCTTCATCTATGTATCTGGACAACCAATCTGATAACCTTTTCCTTGCTACCTGAACTATACTAAAGTTTACTTTCCTTTCAAGATTTTCAGTAAAAGATACAGCGTTCCTAATCCAATCAACCGTAAGGTCAAACTGGCTCATGGACAGCTTATCTTCATTTGCTTCAAGTGTAGATTCGCCTGTTACACCTGAAGAAATGAGTTGGCTCATGGTCTGAAAATGTATAGCATCTCCTGGACCCTTAGCAAAATCATCTTTAATTATGATGGGTTTGCTTGAACCTTCTTTACCTTCAAACCTTGAACCCCAAAATGCCTTACGAATACCATCATCGTAAAGTCGCGAGGTCCAAAACTCTGGTATGGCGTAATCAAACTCGCCAGCACCAGAAGCATAGGTGTGAAGATTTAAAGTAGACATTTCTTATCTCCCTGTTGTTTGTTTATCGTAAGCGTCTTTTTCGTCATCAGACAATTTGTTATACTGGTCATAGGTCAATTTACCAGATGAAGTTTTTGACCCTTTACCCTGTATAGCACCTGCCTGACCTTTTTTTGCATTTGTTCCAGCGTTTTCCGAAGCCTGCTTACCCAACTCTACGGAAGCCGCTTCAACAGCAATACGGTATGCGAAAGGAGTAAGAAGTTTTACACCACCATCAGGAGTCTGTTCAGCTAATCCCCGTTCATATAGTATTTCATTTGCTCTGGAGTATAGCTTACTTTGAGGATTTGCGGCGTCAGGAAATTCCTTCTTAGTTTCCTCCCAAACATCTGATACCTGACTCTGAAATTCTGTCTGTTTTTTAGAACTCTCCTGAAAACTACTAAATTCAGTTTTCAACATGTTCTTAACATACCCAGACAAAATCTTAGCAGTTTCAGGGTCAAAGTGCTTGGTAAGGTCTGTTATTTCCTCCGCTACCGCTTCCTTTTCCTTTGGTGTGCTTGCCTGCTGGACTAACCTTTTGATTTCTTGAGCCATGCGTGTCGCTTCACGATTAGAATTGACATAGCCCTGCTCAAGTTCTTCAGGCGTCTTAAATACTCCAGCATACAACTTACCCTCGTTACCCTCAGGCTGATTTACCTCATTGGCTTCAGTCTGAGTTTCTTGCTCTTGACCTTCTTGGGTCAAGGTTTCCTTTTCATCGGCTTTACCTTGATTTTCCAACATACCTACCTCCTTAAATAAAAAAACCGTATAGAGTTCCTACAAATTGTAGGTTTACTTTATACGGCTTTCTGTTTTAGAATTATCCGTGTATTTTGATTGTCTGATACTTATTTATCGCTACTACCTTTCCATTATAAAAATTTAACTGAACATTTCCAAAGAACTTTTCTTTTTCTAAGTCCTTGAGTTCCTTGCTATTTTTAAAAGTTTCTATAAAATCTTTTGTCCAATCCATTATTCTTTCTTACTTTCTTTCATACTTTCTTCATCAACGGCGTCTTTTTCTTCTTCGGGCATATCCATATATTCTTTTTCTGATACTTTCTTTACCCCTAAATGTTCCATTATTGCGTTTAACTTATCGTTTAATTCATTGAGTGAAATATCCATTACCTCATCTCCTTTCGTGCTATCTTCGCCTTAAACTCTAATGACTTCGGTATATCAAATGCCATCTGTAATCCCTTTTTAATCAACTGATAATTTTTTATCAATTCTGCGTTGGCAGTAGGATTATCCATATAAATCCTGTAAACATTTATTATTTTTTCTAATTCTTTTTTGTATATAAGCCAGCCATTAGAGTTTGATATGTCAAACCATGCCTGGTATTCCTGCACTCGGTTGTCCTTGCGGTTGTCCTGTTTGGGCTCCACCTTGTCCACTTTGTCCTCCTTTTCTCAATTCTTCCATTTTCTGTTGTTCTAACAGCTTTAATGCTTGAGCTGTTTCCTGTATCTTCATCTGCTGTAATTCTTCTACTGTCGGTATTTTTATATTACGCATATCTATTGACCTGAATAAATTTTCTGTAAGACCACGCAATACTTCTGGCGTTATTACAGGATTTTTACCTACCGAATCCATAGCAGTCCTATACGCAAGTATAGCACGATTTTGTTCTATCTCACGATTGATATTTATTGAGTTCCCTACTGACTCAAAATCAAAATTACCTGTCCATTGTTTTTTAGTGATTTTACGGAACGGATTGACTTCCGCACCTGTAACAGCATAGACAAATTCATCATCAAGTAAATCTGCGTTAAGCTGGACTATAAAATCATATAAATCTTCGTTTATATCCTGTAAACTTCTTATCATATCATCAAACTTTATATTCCCTTCACCGACTATGGTCATTATTCCTGTCGCTGTCCTGTTCTTCGCTATTGAGCTTTCCTGTCCTAATGAATAATCGGTAACACCGAATAACTTTTGGACTAATGCCAATAAGAATTCCATTTTAGTAAATTCTAATTGTTCTGATTTAGGCATATCCAATACCCTGTAAGCGGAAGGGTTATCAGATACCCATTGAGCTCCTGGTCCGTATGGGTTCTCATCAGGGTCATGTCCAGCAGGCACTATCACAGGTGGGTTGTTTGTTATAGACCCCCTATCAATCATCTGATTAAATACAGCGTCAACAAGATTTCTTATGCCTATCAAGAATTCAGGAACACCCTTACCATAAAATGAATTATCCATAGGGATAATCTGGTAATGGAAAAATGGTCTTTGTGGGTAAGGTGTAATCATCCAACCTAAAAGTTTTGAGTCCTCTATTTCATTTTTAGTGCTTGAGTTTGTATTGAGATTAGCTGAACCTATAAACACTACGACTTCTTCGTCTAATCCGTCATCATTTATATCATATTTACCATGCCACTCGCTTATAAGTATCTTTGTAAATCCATGACCCTCTGACCTGTCCTGTGGATTTTTGACTAAAATCTTTTCTTCAAGTTCTCTTACAGCGAATTCATCAAACTTTCCTTCTTCTATTTCACCAGTATTTCTTTTACACCAGTCAATAGTCCTTTCGTATGTATCACATATCCAATCAATCTCATCTACATTAGGTGAAATTGCGTCTTTAGGGATTATGACTTGTTTGATATTTCTTGAATAGACTTTAGGGCAGTCATATACTTTCTTCTCATCTGATAAAATCTGTTTTTCTTTCTCCTGTGGGAAACCCTGTTCATCAACAGGTGGTATCTCTGTGTCTTTACCCACTAAAACATTTTCGCCCTGTTCATCAACAAGATATTGACCATTTACTGTGTTTTTAATATAGTAAACAGTCCTATTGATGATTTTCTTTTCTACTTCCCATACACACTTGGCAAATCCGTCACCATGCATTATGGTATTCTTATATACAGGTTTCATACGCCTGTAAATCTTGATTTTCTTGGATAACTGGAAGTTCAATGCGTCTTGGACTATGGGTGCTTCAGCATGGTCATCATCACTCGTTCCTCTTACCCATACAACAGGTTTAGCACCAAAGCATACCTTTGAAAATCTTGGTAGTAATCCTTCAATGGTAAATGCTTCTATGGGTATGCCTATGTCTGAGCAATTTCCACACCATACAGCTTTACCATTTCTACGAACATATAAAGTATGAAATGGAGTAGTGCAACAATATGCCAAATTATCATATTGAATATCAATAATATTAAGTTTACTTAACTGAATAGTGGATTTTGTATTTATTCCAATATTGTATCCTTTGCGTCTGGTTGTAATTTTTTCCCCTCTTATTATTCCACTTTTTCCTATGGTGTTTCGTATATTAAAACTTGCCCTTAATCCTATTTTTTGAGCAATTTCCTGTATATTATCAACCAATTTTTTAGAGGTAGTATAATAAGTTCTTACTGTATTACCATTTCCTTTTTTATGAATATGTCCATCTCCCATTATTAAAGTATCAAGTAAAATATTTAACAACGAAGAATCTAAATCTAAATACTTTTCTGGAACATATTTTTCATGGCATAGACCTAAATTCTTCAATTCTTTTCTTGCTTCAATTGAAATTTTATTATGTTCTGTAACCTTTGACACAAACACCGTAAATTGTTTGCCATCATAAGAATATTTTAAATTCATCCGACCTAATAAATTTCTTATTTTTTGGCATTTTTCAGGATTAACTTTTTCATCTTGACAAATCCCAATAGTCCCAGAATTTTTATGTGTATATCCTTCTGAAATATACCATCCTAAAAATTGAATCCAATCTTCTATTTTAAAACCATATATTTCAGTTATCCTTTTTGAATGAGCAAATTTAGAAATTAAAGGAATAGAATAGCAAGATTTTTTATTCAATAATTTTTCTGCTTTTATGAACTTAGCTGGCAAACTATCACTATGTGGAAAAGAAACATTGCAAGATAGCCAGTTTTTATTCACTACTAACATATTGTGGTTAGGAGAAACTATTAAATCTATGCTCTTTCCTTTAAAATGTATCATCTTTTCATGGTAACTAACTTGAGTATCAGTAACTGGCATCCACCAAGATTCTTTTGTTAATGGATTCATTGAATAAACCAAATCAGATGTTGTAATATCTTTGATACTTATCCAGCCCTTTTTTGTTAAAATTTCAGTATCTGGAGTATAGCAATTATTCCATGGAGAATTTTTTGGGTTTGCTTGGGCGTCATCACCCCAACCCATTAGACCTGATATAGACCTCTTGGCTTCATAGCGTTTTACATACTCATCAACAGCTTTGAACCTTGAAGAATAATGGGTCTTGGCTTCAGTAACCCACCTTACTATGTCCTTACGCATTGTTTCAGGATTGAACTTATCCACGAGATACCCCTTTTGTTCTCCCTAAAAGTCCTGTTCCACGAGGGGGAAGTTTACTTGTCCCATAAAGTCTTTTATGGCGTTTGCGTCTTTCTTCATCAGTCCTCGGTTTTCCTAATCGTCGTTTTCCGTCGTTCATTTCCTTCCTCCAAACCCACCACTTAGATTATTTTTTATACGATTGAGTTTATTCATCATACCCTTATTACCCATTATGATTTTAGGTGTTTCTTTCTTAAAATCCTTGACTATATCCTTACACATTTCCAAAACTCCCAAAGCTCTGAGTTTATCCATCCAAAACTCTGGTGAAGCGTCAACCATAAGTTGTCCTTCTTTAATCCATATTTCAGCTATCTTGAAATCCTTGACTACTTCTTTTTTCTGTTCTCCGTTATTTGGAACTTTAGGTTCTTCAGCCACTATGCCCTCCTTTAGGGTTAATATCCACTCAATCCTCTGTATCTTACTTTCTTTTTCTTCCTGAATTCCCTGTTTTTATAGGGCTGTTCTATCCTGACCATACCTGCTATCGCCCTCGCTATAACCAAATCGTCGTTCTTACCCCGTTCAGCTTCTGCCTTACCCTTTTTAGGATTATTGATAAATGTCCAGCATTGTAAAATCAAATCCTTATCAAGCAATTCCGTAGAACCATTTGATATTTCCTCAGCGAACTGAGCAAGCATTTGTGGTCGTGAAACTGAATTAGTATTCCACCCTAAATCAAGCGTAGGTTCAGTAAATCCTTTTTTAGTCTTGATTTTACGATATACCCTGCCATACTTTTTATACAAATCCTGATTGACTGAATATCCGTATCCCTTATTTTCACAAACTACTATGGAACTGTTGTAGTAATGACCTAATTTTATCAAATCCTCGGCAAATCTGTCGGGTGCGATATTGTGGTTATACGCACATACAGTCTTATTTGACCTTTTATTCAATACCACCGCTGAAGTCTTATCAGAGTTTTCAAGTCCTTCCGCTGGGTCGCCACCTATGACATATTCTTCCCCCCTCATGGGGAATTGATAAATCTTAAATAATCCTGTCTGGTCGTTCCTGAATACATATTTGCCTTCTTCTTTTACGATATTGCCTATGGCTTTGGGTTTGGTAATGTCCTGTGCTTTTAACGCTGACTTATCAAAGAATAAATCCCCTGTTGAGATAAAAGCGGTTTCTGGTGAATCTGGATATTCCTGATTAAACTGTAACACATTACGATTACAGTTGTTAACGATACACCACCTACGCCAATTTATCTGTTCCTTACTCCACCCATACTTTTTAGATAATGAAGTTTCCTCCATTAAAAACTTTTCTTTTTCAGTAGGGCTTGAAAAATCTATGGACTCTACAGGATAAAGCTGACCTTCAATGGGTTTGGTGTATTCTTCTACTTCAAACCATGGGATAAATAGTGTTTCCCAGTCGCTTGTCCCTAACGAAGCATTTTGCCACTCATCATAGAACTGAGAGCCTATCCCATTTGCCGTAGTTTCCCCTATCACGATTGTATTTTTAAGATTAGGAACTGACTGATTTAGCCCTAACATCAATGTTTTTAGGTCTTTAAAATAAGCTACCTCTGATAAGTGAACATTTCTGAAAGTGAATTTTCTACCTGCTGACAGGTTCTCTGCTGTGTCTATTAAAATCTGTGAGTGTATTTTATCAAATTCTAATTTCTTTTCGTTAGAGTGCTTCGGTAATGGCTTTAAGTGGTCATCAAGTGCTTCCTGAAAGAGTTTCTGCATACCAAAGATGTAATTAGCACCATCAACATTATCTGCTATAACGAGTGAGTTTGTAGCGTTCTTCTGTGATGTGAACGCATAGACCAATGCTTCCACTAAAGTCGAGATGCCTGTCTGGCGGGCTTTAAGTATCCACAACCTTACAGGTTTATCCCTGCTCATAATCTCTTTAATCTTATCTAATACTTTCTTTTGGACTGTATTGAGCTTGAATTTTACTAATTCACCTGCCTTGGTCTTTATGGTAAGGAATTCCCCTTCAACTAAGAACATGGGTTCTTTGCTTACGAGGTCTTTTTCACCGTTTAGAATATCTAAGTTTGTGATTTCTTCAGTTATCATAATGGGTTATCAGCATATAAATCCATTAGCCCTGGGCTAACGACCTTAATTGTGCTTGAAGTCCTTTGCTACTATCCCCTCTTTGCCTGTTCTTCCAGTATCCAAGTAGTAGTAATTCTTCTTTTATGACTTTGTATATAGGGGATTTTCTATTCATAAATCTGATTTCTTTTCGTAAGTCGTTTAGGTTAGTCATAGGTTAGTCATAAAGTTTGAAAAATAGGGAATGGTATTACTCCTCAGATGCTTTTACTACATTAGCCCAAGAACCATCTGCGTCAGGGTCTATGACATAATTCGGAGTCCCACCACCAATTTT